CGGCGTTTAGTTCGTATTCTATGTTAGGTTTAGCCCATTCAATCCATACACCAGAACCTATTTTATTTTGTGTTCCGTTATCACTTTCAAACTTTACATAGTAATCATCAAAGTCGTTTGTTTGATCACCTTGTACGTGTGCTATATAACCATCAGGAGCATTTGAAGGTAGGTCATCAAATCTTTGTACTGTACCTATAGTCGGACTTAAACCTGTGTCACCTAAACTATCATATGTAGCTAGGTCGAATGGTGCATTACCTGCCTTGGTTATAACAACTGTTGAACCATCAGCCTGTGCTGAAAAGTTAGAAACACCATTAATTGCTGAAGCTAATGCCGTGGCAATTTCATCTGTCCGAGTTTCTACTTGGTCAGTCTCAGATGTTACGTGGTTAGCGGCAATACTACCATCAAGATATACTGTAAATCTTTGGTTATAATCACCCTGTTTAACAGCTATTAATCCTGTAAATGGATATGTAGGGGTTAGCTGTGTACTCATTGCTGTTGTCTGTTTTGAGTTAACAATGAATGTATAATCAGCAACTGTAACAGCTCTAAAATCAGTAGCTGGTGTTGTACTGTTTAGGTAAGCAGTACCATTAGGGTAAGTAACGGTTTTCTGATTACCAGCTAGGTCATAGATAGATATCTGATTACTAGCATTAATAAACATAAAATAACGTTCTGTTGTATCTCTGTTTATTAAATGTGTGAATGACCCCGTTGTTGCGGAGTTACTCATTGTAGCCACGTATTCTAGCGGTGGTCGCTTTTGTAGACCCTCAACAAGAGAAGGGAACGCATTAACCTGTTGTTCAGCTTGAGATGATAATCTTAGAGCTGGAGACTGTTGCGATACACCTTGTATCAAGTTGGGGATAGCAGAACTTATCATACCCATTAGATCATCCTACGATTATTTCCGCGATTCATTACACGGGATACTGAATAGCTATCCATCATGTTATAATCCGCTGTGTCTCCTTCAAAATCTTTTAGATCAATCAGGGCTTTTTGTTCATCTCTTGATACCATCTTACTAATGGTTTCTGAGTTAAGCATACGGTCTGAAAATATACGTGCGGCTCTTGTAGTGATGTACCGTTTAGCTACATCAGGCAGAGTTAAGAAGTCTCTATAGTATACGATTGTGGCTTCAACACTTGCTTGAAATTCTAAAGACCTAGCTGTTAAATCAAATAGCTTTCCATCTCTCTCAACTGTATTGAAGTCTGGTGTGTCTATACGTGCAACATCTGCAGGTATAACAATTTGTTTAAATTCGTTACGACTAAGCACAACTTTATCTTCAGTATTAAAGTGCCAGCCTTGAGCTTGAACCTCACGGCTTACCTCAGTCAGCACTTGGTTAGCGATTGTCACATCTGTAACCTGATTGCCTGTAAGTGTGTTAACAGGAGCTTCGCCGATTGTTGTCAGCAAAACGTTGACCGCTTCTAGTTCGGTCATAGACGTTGGTTTTGTCATGATGTCCTCATTAAAAAAAAGGGTTGACCCGATTAAAGGCCAACCCAAAAATTAGATTAAGCAGATTTGATTTCTACAGAACACTCTGGGCGCAAGATGCCATGCCCCATTGCGTACTTCGCCGCCATTAATGTACCTTGATACATAACTTCGAAGTCACCTGATGTTCTTTCAACTGCTAAGTCCATTAACTTAACAGTACCCAAAGCTTGCTTCTGCATTACTACAGCTACAGTGTTTTGGAAGTCACCGTGGTATGTGTTGTTCTCACCAGCTACTGCTGATACGTTTGTTGTTGGTACGTTGTTAGATTTAACAATATCAATACCAGCAACTTTAAGAACTGTACCGTCTGCATAAACACCAGCACCACCGAAGTCACGGTTGATTACGTCTGTTGTTTGTACAAGGTTGTAGTATTGTGAAGGTTTCACGATAGCTACACGCTCATTCTCAGGAACGTCTTTCTCGTCCATGATTTTAGCCGCTTCAAAGATTGATGCCGCTAATGATGCGCCGTTAGTTGCCGCGTCTGCGTCTGTGATAGCTGAACCGCCGTTACCACCTGTTACAGTAGCACCAGAACGAGCCGCTAATACAGCTAATTGTAAACAGCGAACATCGAATTGTTTAGCTAGAGCCATACCTAATAGACGTGAGTATTCTGCACGTACATCATAGTGGTTCTTAGCTTCATCGATATTTGCGATAAATGTGTCAGCAATTAATACGTCATCGATGTTGATAACGATTTCATTGTGAGCGATTTGTTGTGTACCCAATAGTGGTGTACCTACAGTGTGGTATGCGGCATTCGCTTTACCTGTCACTGGGAATGATGCTGATTTACCAGACGCGATTGTACGCGATACGTGTAAATCTTTCATTACGTTTGTTTCGTCAAAAGCAGTTAAAACTTCACCAGCAAATACTTTAAGAAATAAAGCATTCGACTGCGTTGCATTAGCCGCCGCTAGGTTTGCCGCGCCGAGGCGTGACGGAGTTACGTTTGTCATTGTCTTTTCCTATTGAAAATAATTTATAGATTTAAGAATGACTTTCGGTCTCTTACTAGGCAGGGTTGTCATACGCATATGGCCTTGTCGTTCATTGTCGATAGTCTCAACCACCCAAATTAGGTGTGTTAGTTATTTCTTAGTACCTTTTCCGTAAGGTTTTTTCTTAGACATAGTTACTCCTATAATAGTATTGATGGGGATTTCTCCCCACCATAATAGTTTTAAAATACTGAAGACCGTCCTAGTTTTTCTTCAACGTCTTTAGTGTACGCTGAGTCTTTACCGTATCGAGGGTCTTTCATAGCCGCTACAACTTGTGCTGTGCTACGGAATTCATCTTTAGATGCCGCTGATGCTCTACCTTGTAGTAAGCTAGGCTCAGAACCTTCTGCCGCTTCACGTTTAGATGCAAGCCATTCGACTGCCATCTTTGCATTCTCAGTCCCACCATCGACCATGTTGTTATACAACTCTAGTTCTTTAGTATCGAGAGATTGCTTTGCCCAATCAGTTAATTCTGCGTAACCTTCTTCACCACCAGCTACATCCATAACTGCGGCAACATCGGCTGTTGCTCCTGATTGCATACCTTTAATGTATGTCTCCACCATTTCCCGTGGATATCCCATACCTTCAAGTTCTGTGAAGCTATCATTAGATAACTCACCACCAGCGGCGTATTCATCTGCAAACTTTGTAAAGCTGACAGGTTCACCTTTAGGTGTCTCAATGTCTGCTTCTGGAGTATCATTTGGTGATGACATCTTCTTCTCAAGTTCGCCGTATGATTTAGCCATATCTTCTGGTGAGCTAAACTTTTCGGGCAACCACTCAGGTCGTTCAGAAAGATTATCTTCTGCAACTGGTGCTTCAGAACCTGTCTCTTCTTCTGTTATTGTGATGCTTTCTGCCATTCTTAGAAGTCTTCCCTTTTAATTGGGTGTGGATTTCCTTTGATAATGGAAGGTGTTGCCAGTGGTTTCTTTACAGGCTCTTCTGAAGGTTTCTTATCCTTCGCCGCCTTGCTGTCTTTGGCTTTCAACATATGAATTTCCTAATGCTTTAACTCCCTCTTGAATTGCGTTTGGCGAAGCTTGCATTGCCATTTGTTGCATCTGCGCTTGCTGTTGCTCTTGGGAGATTTGTTCTTGTGTTTTAATAAGACCGTCTGTCTCGATGCCTAATGCTGTTGCACGGCGTTTGATATAGTCCTGTAAGTTTACATATTGCTGTAATACTTCAGACCCTAATGCTTGAGACATTCCTTGTATAAACAAATCTAATTTGCGTAGGTCATGCCCACGTCCTAGTGCTTCCATACCAGTTACGATTGAAGGTTTTACAACCTCTTCTGGTAACTTAGGTAGCTTCTTAGATTTAGTTAGTACGTCGATCTTACGGTTAATGTAAGGTAACTGAAATTCTTGAGATAAGATTGAGTAAATACCTGATAGGGTATCTTCTAGTTCACCTGCAAGATATCGTATTTCTTCCGCTGTTACACGTTCAGCGTTTCGAGATACAGATGATTGTAACATGAACTGTTGTGATAGGCGTTCTTCAATACCCTGCATAGCTTGGTAAGCCACGCGGAAGTCGTTGAACTTATCCATCTGTAAAACAGACACATCGTTCTTATTACCTTCAATGATTGCTGTATTCTCTGCTTGAGCTATTGTTCTCATTCTGGTTGTACCGTTAGGATTAACCATGAATAATACTTTAGCCGCCGCCGCCGCGCCCTCAACGATTGCTTGTGATAAAGCTTCAAGAGACCGTAAGTCACCTAGAAGTTCTTCAACAAACCCTCGACCATAATCCTCACCGTCAATACGGGAGAACCTTAATGGTAGGAATGGTACGCTATCTTTCTTATATTTACCTTTAGAGCCAGTAACTAATGTACCCTTGCACTCTTGGTAAACAGTATAGAAATCATTCTTACGCTCTATATGAGTGTAGATTTCTACAGTCTTTTCGTCACCTTCAAGTTTTCCTGTTATGTTAGCCGCTGTCGCTTTGTCCAGAGCGTTAGGTGAAACGTGTTCAACCGTTACTATCTCTAACACTTCGCCGTTAGGGGCGCGTGATACAACATAACTATCTAAATGGATTACTCTTGTTTTATTTTGACCGACTTGTAACAAAACGTTACCGCCGACAATTAAGTGTTTTAACGCTTCATGTACCGCTACTCGATCACCAGACGTTTCAATCTCAGACATTACTGCCCGTTCATACTCACCTAATTGTTGTTCCATTGCAGTTCTAGCCGCATCGTCTTGAGCCATATCTTTTAAAGTATACGGTTCAACCATGAGGCGAAAGAATGGTGAGTTAGGTGGCATTAGGGCTAGTGAAAGTTTAGAAGCTAAATTATTAACACCTCTCGCACCGATGCCTTGAAACGGTGTGTATAAATCACTTGTCTCGTTATGGCTATCTTGTGGTATTAAAGATGGAATAGTTAGTTCTGAACAATCTCTAGCTCTATCTAAATACGATTGTCGTCCTTGTTCGAGCTGACGATACCGCGCTTCTGCAGTACCTTGACTCATAATTTACGTTCTCACTTTGTTATTTGTAGTCCAGTATTTTTACCCATGTTTGTAACAGTTGGGTCTAGGTCTACACGTAACTGAGATGTTCCAGCGGCCTTATCAGCTACTGCACCTTTCTCTTGAGTGTTACCACTCTCAGGTGTAGATGGGTCGTACATATTAGTTTGTACAGGGTTAACCGCTGGTGGCGCGGCTGGTGGGGGTGTAGGTTCGGCTTTACTGCCTCCAAAGCACATAGTCTATTCTCCTAAATTTGAAGCTAATTGTTCTTCATGAATTGTTGTTAAAAAGTCTACGACTGAACGCTGTCCACCACGCCATTTTAATTCATCCAATGTCTCACCAGCTTTGGGAGATACATTAGGAAAACGTGTGTTAAGTTCTGCTAGTAGTTCTTTAGAAATATAAGGAAACATTGTTTGTTTAATCCTCTAAAGTGCAACCTAATTAAAGGCGCGTGTCCATGCGGCACATATACCTGACCTCACAACATCGTCGTGAGTGAAGTTACAATGGGCGGCTGGAATGTTATGTTTATGCAATAAATCTATAGCAATCTTTAGACCTGAGTTACCACTAAGGTCATGCTGAGATATATCACCGTTAATTATTACCTTGGTGTTTTCTCCTATTCTGGTGAGAAACATCTTCATTTCGTGAGGTGTAAGGTTCTGTCCTTCATCTAATATTACAAACGCATCATTAAATGAACGGCCTCTCATAACCTCGAAAGGAACTATTTCGATATCATTACGCTTACGAGCTATCTCATATTTACCTTTACCTAGTCTTTCAGTTAGAACTTCAGTAATCGGATAGACCCAAGGTGCAATCTTCTCTTCAATAGTACCTGCAAAGAAACCTAAAGATTTACCTGCAGGGATGTTAGGGCGAGTTAATATAATCTTTTTAACTCTATGTTTATTATACATATCAGCGGCAATAGCCGCCGCTATATAAGTCTTACCAGTACCTGCAACACCAGTAACAAATACCTGAGAGTATCGGTGGATACACTCCATATAGTTCTCTTGTGCAGGGTTCTTTGGGAGTAGAGGTTGGACGCGAGGATTAACCACGCGCCCTTGCTCTTCTACCTTACGTTTGTAGGCAGATTTTTTAGCCATATTTATTCCTTATCGGATTGGGCAAGCACCTGTTGCACATTCATCATCAGTTAATTCATCAAATGAGTTTGCGTTCTCAATATCTACGGGTGCTAGTTTTGATACATATTCATCGTATACTTCTTTAGATACGACATCTTGAGGTAGGTAGGCATAGCCTAAGTCTTCAGCAGTTTTAGTTGGGTCGTTCCTGTAGATGAATGATACACCTACATAGCTGTCCCAGTTATTCATAATCCAATCAATCATACTTGGGATTTCATCAGGAGAATAACTAATGGTTACTGAACAATTATGGTCTACATAATTATCCATCATTAGTTTGTATCTATCTAATTGCTGTACTGCAGTTTCGAGATTTACAAACTTACCATCAACTTCATCAAACCTAACATCGTCATATGATACAGGGAATGTAATCAATACGCTGTCAGGTTCGAATGGTTTCTCAATTACCTTGTATCCAGCATTAGTCATGATGGGTACGATAGGGTCATGCTTAGAGAAAGTAACATTGTTAAACAGATACTTACCTAATGGTCGATGCACTCCTTCCGTAGTCGACATGATTTTTGACAACGTTCCCGAAGGTTTTATGGTTGATACAAGTTTAGCTCTAGGTAGTCCTAGTTCATCCGCAATACTGTTAGCTCCTAGTCTTGCTTGAGCCTGTAGTGTCTTGAGCATACTCTCGACATTCATGTACATATATTCTTGATGGTCTAACCATTTAACAATACCTGTAGCACCGACACCACATAGACGTAAGAATTCATTTAGCTCATGCCATGAACGCTGTAAGATACCGTCATCTAAATTCACACAAGTCTGCCGATAGTTTGCTCTAGCTGACATATAAACAGCACGTTTCAAACCTTCGAAGTCATCAAGGAATTTACCCCAATCAATCTCAACTAGGTTACAGAAACTCTTATTACCTAAGAGTATCTCCGCGCATGGGTTAACTCCTTTAAAATGTGGAGCGCGTTTGAGTGCGGCTTCAGCATTAATGAATGCAGGTTCTGAACCACCAGCATCAACCATACGGTCAAAGATATATGCTATCTCCCACTTGGTAGGCTTCTTAAAGAATAACAATGAGTTGTTAGATTGTTGTCTGTGTGCATTGTCATGTAACCAGAAATCTTTCTTAGCTGATATAAACTCATCAACTTCGATATCATCTACAGGCATCACTGCGATTTCTGCAGAACGTCTTGAAGACAATGTAGTTCCCATATGGTTAAGCAAGTCTAAGATATCCATACGTGTTAGTAATTGACCAGCACGTTTGTTCATCATGTTACATATCTTTTCTAGTGCTATGTGTAATGTATCATCGCCAGAACTAATCCAGCCATAACCTTTTAGCCTAGTACCTGCAGGTCTGATTTCAGTGTAATCTAATATCAACCTATCGATAGGGTCTTTCAGTGCCATGATTTTACCTAGAGCTTTAGCCCAAGCCCTCGCACTATCACCGATAGTTATCTTATAGATACGATAGCCTTCTTCAGTAACCCGTAGTTCTGTTTTGTTATCTTCAGCACCACGGTCTGTCCTTGTCGAACGAAACGTTTCTACCTCGATGTGCTTTGCAAAGCCATTAAGTGTACCAACGATAGGTTCAAAGCCAACACCACAGCCTTGTAGTAGTAACCAGAATGCATCCACTACATCGTGGACTGTTTCTATTCTACCAAAGCTACAGTTAAATTGAGATGCTTCATGCTTCTTAGCTACATCAGTTCCACCGAGCCATAAGGTACGGCCTGATGTTGTAGCTTTCCTAGACATCATTAGTTCTCTGAATTCATTAAGCTCACCAGTTTCACCTTGGTTAAGCTTCTCACCTTTACTGCGTTCCCATAACCATTCTTGGTGGTTGATTACACGGTCAACTGTTTGCTCCCATGTTTCAAACACTGTGCCTTCATCGTTGAGGGGTCTATTATATGTACGTCTTGTTACAACGTCAGCTCTTATATCTTTCATCTGTTATCACCATTTCCTTTTAGCACCCCTCGCTCTTGGCGGTCTGCTAACTTGCTCAAATTTTTTTCGGCTAATACTTGTAGGGTTGTATTGTGTACCCGTGCCAATTCACTGACAAACCAGAGTACATCTCCTAGTTCGTCTAAGACTTCAGCCCTTGGGTACACGCCATCCTTGCGGTAATACTTAGCGACCTTACCGTTCAGCTCACCAACCTCAGATGATAAGCCAAGTGTTAAATATTCTAGTGCGTGTTTAGTTGGATACACGGCTGTCTTCTCAGCACCATCTTGGTACTGATTAAGCGTTAATTCTTTTGTCATTATTTGCTCACGTATTGTTTAAGTTCTGTGTAGCCACCAACATGAACGCCAGTGTCTGTGAATATTTGTGGAACGTGGGTTTCACTTGTCATTAAGAGGAGTGTCTTTAGCCACGGTTCTTCTTCGAGATATGTAACCTCGAAGGGAATGTCTTCTCGTTCGAGAAGGTTGATTGCTTCTTTACAGAATGTACAAGAATGGGTTGATACAACGTGGTACTTACCACTCATAACTCACTCATACCTGTAAGAAGATTAAGCCGCATCTCAGCGTACCTAATCACCTTATATAAATCTGTAGCTTCGCTATCTTGTGGGGTCATACCATCATACTGTTTATGCCCAGCGCGTACAGCATACTTAACAATGTTACCTACATGAAAAGGTAAGTCGTTACGCATTATGAATTCGATAGGTTCAATTACATACTGAGTATAATGGGCAGGTTTATTTACTAGGTCGGGGGTGTCCATAGGATTACCTTTCTTGTTTTGAAATCGTAGTTGTCTGAACGGCAGATACGAGCGACACGCGCTTGTGTAAGTGCAACCGATTCATTGAGGTTTTGTTTTGCATATGCTTTGACAACTGCGTCCCACATCTCAGTTATGGTTTCACAACCATCGAGAATTTTTTCTGCAGTTTTAATGCCACATCTAGGTAGACCCTTGTAGCCATCGACAGCATCACCTGTCAGTGTCTGAACCATATGAAAGTAATCAGCTTCACGAACGGATACTATGCGTATCCTCTCGTCTTTAGCTGGGTTGTAAAGGTGACAGGGTATTGTGTTTAAGTCTTTATCTTCTGACACAACAATACAGTCTGGTTCATTGGTTGCAGTAATACCTAATAGGTCATCTGCTTCCATAGTATCTACCATGATACCATCCATCTCAGTCATAATATATTCACGTAAAGCTTTTAGTATTAGAGGCTTACGTGTATTCTTACGATTAGACTTATAGTCAGGCAGAACATCTTTACGCCAGTTATCAGTATGGGTCAGATACATAACAACCTCACCTTCACCTAGATGATTAGTCACTTGGTGAATGTAGTTCTTTATATAATCTATACCCTCATGTTCATAGGCGTGTAGTGTCCACATACCATCGCCCCAATCAATAGGACGCTCAACACTTGAGGCCGCTTTGAATGCAACAATGTCTGCATCTATTAAATACTTCATTGTATCTTACCCCCATCGAATGCCATTAGATCAGCGTTAGTTTTTTCTTTGGGTGACATAACAGCTAAACAGATGAGTGCCGCATCATGAACTATGTTCTTCATGGCTTCGTCTTCAACACTGTCGTGGGATGTAGCTAGTGCAACAATGCATTGTGACATTGATGTAAATACTACTAGGTCTTTATCATTGATCATGAGTTAACGCCTTCCATGAGATTGGGTAGAGAGCTTCCATTTGTTCACCGAGTAGTTCAGCAAAGTCTCTAGTTTCTTTTTGTGTGTCGGGTTTAATTCTAAGATTGTAGACGCGAGACCAAAACAATAATGAACCTGTCCAGACCCACTCCGTGACTGCCCCCTGTGGAAGGATTGCCCTTGCTTGTTCGGCACAAATTCCAACAGCTATCATCTTGTTATATGTAGCAATCGCATCGATGCAGATGTCGTGGTAATCTTCAACGAATTCATCTGAACGTCTGTGTGGTTCTGAACTAGAACCTTGCTTCACATCGTCTGCGCCAGCTCTAAAGAACTCTGGCTTCCAGTAGATAGGATTAGATTTTATGTACCGTCTACTAACTTCATTCCATGTTCCACCGACTTGGTGTTTTGCAAGTTGTCTGCTAACAAAGATAGGAGCTGTACATCTGAATGTAGCTACTGGATGTGAGAAGGGATGGTAATGTTTTTCCCTAGCTAGAAAGTTTATAAGTCTTTCGTTTTGGTTGTCACCGTATTGGTCGGCTTGTTTGTTAAACGATACACGGGCGGCATCTGTCACAAGGTTATCACAACCCATGTGGGTCATATAAGATACATCAATCATAGTAATCCTTAATGGTTAGTTTTAATGAAATTAGGGTCGTTGGTTGTGTGAACTTCACGGTGGCAGTTAGCACATAGAAGAAAGCATTTATCTGCTTCAGCTAACAAAGCACTCATAGACCTTTGCATATTATTCTGACTTACTCCGAATAGTTTTTGAGTATGGTCAAAGTGGTGAAAGTCAAAGACATTCTCATGGAATGTATTGAAGCACCGTTCGCACTCGCCGCCTTTATAGGCGACAAGTAATCTCTTTCTTTCACGCACTTTCTCTCGCACCTGTATTGAACGTGGATTGCTAGTGTGTGTCTGCCCAATTATTGCCGACTTTGTATTCTCCTGTAATTGGCACTCTGAACTTGAAGTGTTCTCCAGCTTGTTGAAAAGATTTAACTGCTTGCTTTCCGACATGATCAGCTATCTCCTCTCTTGCTATAAGTTGAACTTCATCGTGGACGTGAGCGACTTGCGCCCAATCCTTGCCCCATGTGTAACCGTTACTGGTTAGATTTTCATAAAGGATTACTGTGGCTTGCTTTGCGATTAGCGAGCCAGCCCCTTGTAACAAGGTGTTGAGGCAACTATGCGTGGAGCGTACTGGTAAGATACGTTTATCCAAACCAACTAGGTGACCTTTAGTTTTAGCTGATCTGGTTACAGCGTCTTTAAGTAGCTTGAGGGCAGGGGTTGCTTTCATGAACTTATCAATCAAACGCTTACCGTCCTTCTCACTACCGCCAACTATAGAACCAATCTTTGCAGAACCTGCCCCGTAGATGAAAGCATACGCAAATACTTTCGATTGATTACGTGAACTCAAACCAGCACTCTTCATATTTAGTGTATGCACGTCACCATTGATGACGACATCACCGTAAGCACCGTCATCAAACTTAGCCATGAAGTGCGCTAATACTCTTAGTTCCAATCCCGACAAGTCTGCTCCCACAAGTTTGTAGCCAGATGGTGCATGGAATAAGGCTCTGCAATCTGTACCGTATGGAGCTGATACGCTAGGACACTGAGCAATGTTTGGTCGATTGTGTGTACAGCGTCCCGTGCTTGCTCCATTAGTATTAACTTGTCCATGTATCTTTCCATTCACTTGTCTCTTCAGCCAGCCATTAGCACCTGTAGCTAACTGACCGATACGCTTGTTGATAAGGAGATACTCATTGAGTACGACTGCTTCATCGTAATCTAATTCTTTGAGTACGCTCTCATCGACTTGTGGTTTGCCTTGGGCTGTAAACTTCTCAGGCTTCCAACCTCGTAACACTTGCAATCTGTCTGCTATATGGTCACGGGATGCAGGGTTAAATACAATCGTCTTAACCTTGTAGGTCAGTTCACCTTTAACATAACCACGGGTCTTGTTGTTTACCTTTGGTACGAATGGTGTCTTGATTTCCCAAGGTGGAAAGACTTCTTGTAGTGTTGTCTCTAACTCTGCCTGTCGCATCTGTAGTTTCTGCAACAGTTTGTTAGCGGCTGATACATCAAAGTTAAAACCTTGTCGCTCTTGCTTACGAATGACGTGAGCGAAATCATGCTCAAGCTTTATACTTTGAGGGCTTGGGTTCTTAGACATAATAAACTTATAGAATGTCAGGTTAGCTTTAGTATCTTGGACGCAATAGGTCTGCATTTCTTCAGACCATTCAGCCCAGCCACCATCATACTCTATCTTATTATCACCTAACCTAAGACCCCACGCTTTAAGCGAGTGGCTACCTATTAGATTTCTAGGGAAGTCTAAGTTCTTCTTAATGTAATTGAAGTCATTGTTTTTAAGATCAGACCAGACGAGACGGGACATCAATAACGTGTCATGTATCTCACCTTCATATACAAATCCAAACAACTTCTCTAATGCAGGGAAGTCAAACCCTTGGATGTTGTGACCTGCAAGTAACTCCGCATTCTCAAGATAAGCCATACCATCTGCAATAGATGTATATCCTTCCTGATCTGCACAGCTTAATACTTCTTCAGTATCCATATCTAATAACACAAGGCTATGGCATACTGTTAGGTCTGGTACTAGACCATCTGTTTCGATGTCAAACATAATACGTTTCATGATGCTGTCCCTCTCGACTAGCTAGTTAAATTAAAAATCATCTTCATCACCCCCGAAGTCGGGAGCGTTGTCTGGGTTCTGGGTTTCAATCATACGTCCAGTTTCTTTGTTGTAGTTTAGGTAACAACCTATGCCTGTCTCTCCGCTGTAGCGGTTCTTGAGAACTCTCACGGTAGTAGTGTTTGGGTTGTCACCTTGTTGGTCTCGCTCTACTGAGATAACCATATCGCTTAACTGTGCGATTGCGGCTGAACCACGTAGGGAATTGAGGGTAACTTCTTTACCATTCTCCCAACCTTGTTCACCTGCAGGTCTGCGTAAATGACTGACTAAGATAAGTCCGATGCCTGTCTCTTCTACAAGAGAACGTAGCTTCGTCATTATAACATCGATAGCTTTCCGCTCATCACCATCATCAATACCTGAAACAATAATGCTGAGATGATCGATGATAATCCAGCTAGTGCCACAAGATTTCGCAAGGTATCTGACCTGCTCCATGAGCTTATCCGTAGACATAGAGCCGAAAGAATCGTAGAGGAAAACACGACCATTGCCAACGGTAGTATCGAAAGCAGTTTTAAGAGTATCATTTGATATTCCTTCCTGAGTTAAATGAAGAGGTACATCTATAGCCAGACCCATTAGAGAGATTGCTGTATGCTTACAGTTTTCTTCTAAAGCGATATAACCTAATGTCTCTTCCTGTTTAATTAAGTGGTATGCAATTTCTCTACATACCTGTGACTTCCCAACCCCAGAACCTGCAGTAATAGTTACAAGTTCACCACGTCTTATACCTCTAGTCTTTTCATTGAGACCATCGAACGGGTAGGGTACGGATTGGGTATTGTCTGGTGTAGAAACTAATTCCCACATATCCACACCAGCTATGATGCCATCAGGTCTATAGGGTTTAGCTTCCCACATAGCCTCTAGCATCTGCTTAGTCTTGCCTTTCACTAGCATATCACTAGCGTCTTTCTCAGGTAACGTAGCAATGTGTGCCTTAGATGGTGATAATAACTTAGCCACATCAAGGCTTGCTTTCCTACCGTGTTCATCGTTGTCGAACATGAGAACAACACGGTCAAATGACTCAACAAAATCTAAAGAATTCTGTACAGCTTTGACTGCATTGCCAGCTCCTGACGGTAAACTACATACAGGAAAACGATTACCTTGTGCTTGGGAAAGTGAAAGCGTGTCCAGCTCACCCTCGGTTAGGCAAAGCATAGCACCACCACCTTTAAAAAGATGTTGTCCGTACAACCCTGCATTCTTTGCATCACCTAAGAATTTAAAAGACTTGTCAGCGAAGCGTATCTTCTGAGCTACGACTTCACCGTCCTTCTTATAGTTAGCAACCTGCACAGGCTGGCCTTTGTATTCACTAATAGTATAGCTATACTTCTTACAGGTTTCTTCAGTTAGCTTACGTTTAGCAAGTGAACCTGATTGACCTGTAGGAATAAGACCGAACGTTGGTTTAGATTGTACGAATTCTGTTTGCATCTTGGCATCATCCTTAAAAAATTTTTGGCAAGAAAAGCACCAGCTTCCACCGTCACTATAAACTGCACGGGCATCGCTACTGCCACATTCACACGACGTATGGTAAAGTAATGAACTATCGTTCGAGCTGGTACTCTGCATATTTCGCTCCATTAGGTGCGCGTTTCATTAAGGTTGTGATATCCAAACCACGTTGTCGTAGTCTGTGTATCTCTGCGGCTAATCGCCAGACGCTATAGTTTGACATAGCTTCTAACGGTGAGATTGTGCCGTACTTTTTTAGGTGGTCTTTAATCTGTGTAGTCTTATTCATAGTAGTCTCCTAGTTGTCAGGATTTCGGGGATTGCCTAGTGCATCTAATAGTGTGAACCAGACATCGAGTGCGGCCTCGACAGGCCATAAGAAAAAGATAAACAACCAGCTACGTAAGGCTAAGTCTTGATCTTCTTCTAGCTCCATACTGACTTGCCGTGTTAATAGAACACCGCCAAGAAAGTAGAGTAGCATTGTAATTAGAATTAGAATTGTTGTGAGTGACATTATGTCTCCAGATAAAAAAGACCCCACGCGAAAAGCGTGAGGCCAGTTGGGAGGAAAATATTAAAATGCTATAGTGCAACTTAATTAAATGGTGGATACTATCTCACCTGTATTGTACCAAAGTTCAGCATCAAAATTTGGACAGGTCTTACCCTTATCAAAATCTGTGTGGCCTTTAACTTTAGCATCAGGGAAGTGTTCCCATTTTAGTTCATCGATAGTTTTCTTTAACGATGCATATTGTTCATCAGTATAATTTATCTGCGCTCCAGTTTTGTCAGCGTTCATTCCACCAATCAAACAGATGCCGATTGATTTCCTATTCATTGATCTGACGTGTGCGCCTGTACGTGATAATGGTCTACCATATTCAACAGTGCCATCGCGTCTAATGACCAGATGATAACCACAACCGAGCCATCCTTTAGCTCTATGCCAGCGGTCAATATCTTTGACACCAATGTCCATAGTTCTGGGTGTGTACGCACAGTGTATAATAATATGTGTGACATCTTCTTTATTCATTTAGCCACTCCTCTGGTACTGTACGGTCTGCGTATAAGAAGCCGTGCTTCTCACACCACATGGCGTAGGTTGTCTTGCTGGTTTTAGAAATACGTTGTTTGCTGTTGGAGAATACAAAGCGAAGGTCGATATCTGGATGCTGATTTTTTACCAGTATCATGGATTGTCTATTGGCAACTTTGAACTGCCCCTTGCTTTCTACTATGATTGTCTTCCCAGATTTAGTTTTAATATAAAAGTCTGGTGTGTATCGTGCCATCCTTGAGGGTACTTCATACTTCAGTACGTTCTCTTCATACTGGTAATCGATACCCTTAGAACGTAAGTCAGCGGCAAGGGTTTCTTCTAACCCTGACCGCCAACCATTCTTTATTGCGTTCTGTCTTACAGTAGAATTTCTGACACCACCAAGCTTTCGCTTAGAAGTCTGCGTCATCTGATACTGCTACCGCCTCGCTACTATTATCAAAGTTATCTGCGACGAAGCCATCTTCTTTATCAAACATAGATAAAGCTTCAGCACCGCCAGACCCTTGAGCCAGTTGGATAATCTGTATAGCTGATGGTCTCAGCGATACACCGACACGTCTAGTTGAAGGCATTGCATATGTATATGCGCTTGCCGCTACACGAATAGTAGAACCACCAGTTACTGTGGCATCTGTAGGTGTCTTGTTGCTATCATATAAAGCAACCTTCATCTCCATCTCACCACGGCGTGTAGTAATCTTAGCTTTCTGTTTAAACTTAAACAAATTGAAGCCAGTAAGATTACCTTGGTCGTCTTCTTCTTCTTCATAGACAGGAGCTAGATCATACTTAGCAATCTTAGGATTGTTCTTAGCTTCTTCATCCCTGTAAGCATCGCGTAAACCTTCAAGCTGTTTGATCAGGTCTTGGCTTTTAGATGCCTCTATTTTCAGTGTTGTTTTATACTCACCATCTACATTAAATTTGTAGTCTGGTGCATTTAGTTTAGGCCATACTGCTATGCCTTTAGGTGTGACAAAATTCGTCATACTTATTCCTTTAGTTGTGTTGATATTCAGTAGTTGAAATACCATGAGCATGAAGCCTCGCCTGTACATCGACAGGCAAGGGCATCGCATTTCGCTTATAGTATTCAGCCATCATTATGAGTGTCTCAGTATCCATAAGTTCCTTTCGGTTTCGTGAGAATGCTATAGTGCAACCTAATCGTTAATGGTTAGAATTATGCAAAGAAGAACTCTGACTGACGTACTTGTGTAACATCGAAGTCACCCTTTGGTGGTAGGTCAGGTAGTTCTCTATCGATTAACAACTCTCCTTCATCTTTAAATTTCTGTAGTGGGTCGTTCTCTACATAAAGTTCTATGAAGGTTTCTCTTAGACAAGCACCAAGCATCTCAACATCAGCGGCGTGACATCCAAAGCTATCATGTATCATAGCAAAGTGAGTGACACCGTTGAACTTAGATAGGTTGACTGTCATTCTTAGGTGACAGCTATCATTAGCGTGAACCCAATTAGGACTGATGCCATTACCTTGTCGTCTGCTATCCAGCTTATCTTTGATAGCTTCCTGTACTGTCATATAGATTAGCTTGTCACCAAACTTGGTCTTAACTCTGCGCTTCTTCATATCAGGATAGTTCTGCATGATAGGTAAACCATCGATAGTAGTCCAAGTGATAGGTAAGTTTTCTTTAGCCAACTCCCTAGCACAAGACTGTAACCAATCCATGCCTGTCTTAGCCGCCTTAACTGTATCGTTGATAGCTTCCCAGATATACTTAGCTAGGTAGATTGCCGCATCAAATTCTTTATCAAGTAAAGGAGATACATATGATCTATCAGCTTGTAATCTTTTCAAGTCTGTATCAACTATATATTCCTGTACAAATGACCTTGCTGAGAACAACGTTGAACCATAGACCCGTGTCATTACTGATCTTTTACTCGACGATCTGGTCATACCAAAATCTAACCAAGCCTGTGCTATTTCTTTATTCTCCCCACGCACAGCATCAGCCTTAACTCTGATGATAGCTTTATCAATCACAGTCTGATAGATATCTGCAGGTTTATCTAATGGTAGTAGGTTTACTTGTGTCGCACCTTCACCGTCAGATAAAGCGGCTGAGAAATGTTGAAGGCCAGAACAACTACCATCCTTACAAACTGGTATGTAGTTTACATGATCATAACCAAAAAGATTATATCCTTCCCACTCCTTACAGAATGCTAGGAAACACCAAGGACTGTCAGCTTCTTTAGCCCACCATAAGTCTTCCATAGGGTCATGAGCTACCTGTAATATTCGTTGCTCATTTTCTACTACCCAATCAACTCTCTCTTGCATCGATGCCTTGTCATATCCAAAGCAGTTAGCACCGTGGATTGCTAGTTCACAAGCGGCCTCGTTTGTACCTAATGGTTTACCATCTGCAAACTGTAGCAGTCCTTTAGATAAATCATTACCTTGCGGTGAGAGATGTGAAGAACCTGCAGGGTAAAGCCTACCTCTAAAGTCCATCGTATGTACAAAGAAGATACTCTCAAACTCAGAATATTTTTCTGCCATAAATCTTACCCGTGCTGTTAGGTTTCTTTTAGAACCTATACGGATGTTCTCGTCATAGATTTTAGTGGCTTTTCTTTTCCAATCTTTGAACTTCTTTTTCTCTTCATCGGTCAACGTAGAACTATCACGGTCAAACTGTAGAGGTGAAGGTGGTTTCTGCATATCCTCTTGTGGTGGTAGGTTGCCTACAGGAATACCGTTATCGTGGATTTGCTGGAACACTTTCAATACAAACTTATTGATTGCCCAAGGTGTCTTCTGAATTGTGTTTACTGCATCATAAACATCTTTCAATTCATCACCTAAGTTCTCTAGTTCCTTTAGATAATTTCTATTACCTGTTTTAATTAAGGGAAGGCGAGGGGTGTAGTGTGTTAGGTATCCACCAGAGAAGGGGCTTGTCCAATCCATCGGCGGTACAACCATCGGTTGAAATATAGGTTGCATAAGTGAAGCGGCGTTCTTATTTTTTTCGATAAAATCCACGACTGTTTGTGTAGGTACAACGTTATATAAAGCTTTGTTAGAGCGCTCTTTCTTTTTCATAACCAGTTCGATAAATCCTGTACGCTCTTGGAATATATAAATTAGTTTAGTTCCAAGGTGTGTCTTCTCGTCCTTAGTCCAGCCAACCCACTCCTCACAGTATCTGTTGTATGCCGCTATGATTTCAGTTCTCTTTCGTGAACGTGTAGTTTCTTTATTGTTCTGAATTGATTTCAACAGGTAAGGTTTTTGTTCTTCAAAAGATTGTAACCTTAGTTCATCCTCAAGATACTGAGCCACATTGATAGCCATATCCTGTAAGATTGCTTTCTTAGATATCCTATCCATGATTACTTTAGCAGTAAAGAAAGCTAGGATTTCTGGTTTAAATAGTTTCATCATGGCTACTGCAGATGAACGTCTACCTGCATTACCTTGTTCAGCTTCTTCATAGACATCATGGATGCCTTCAATAACACTCTCGATAGAACGCTTCATTACAGTGTTCCCATAGTAGGTAGATGATTCGTCACCTCGTTCTATTTTATCTTTTAGTTCCTCTTCAAATCTCTTGATTGTTAATGTTCTAGCTTCTTGTTCTAGCTCTTCTTGTACTCGGTACAGATCGTTGGTCATCCTGTAGTATCCTTTAGTATGTTGGAGGGTCTTGCGGTGCTAGAGTGCAACCTAATTACAAGCCCTTGTTTTCATTGGTTAAAGTGGTGGTGGTGCAGGTGCTGGTGTAATGGTGCAAAATTATTGTTGATGCGTGTACGTTTTGTACTCGATAACGCATAGAATAATATGAAAAAGAAACCCATAAAATGTAGGAAATACCTATATTAATATGGGCTTCTAATCGTTTATGGATATACAGGGAATAGTGAAGGTTTCTGTTTATTATCCTACTAACAATGCGTAACCCATTGTATAACCTGTATATTTCTAAACTACTGGTGTAGGTTTGCACCCACTTTGCACCCAGTTTACACCATTTTATTTTAAGCCCTGCGAGGGTTAAATAATGTGATGTTATCTCCTTCTAAATTGGTGTCTGTATTTTGTAAACTATCCAATGCTTCGACTGCATCATCAAGCTTACTTGGAATGAAATGAGCGTAGCGTTGTGTCATAGAAATATCCGAATGACCCATCCATTCTTGAGTTGATCGGATGTCTACACCAGCTCCTAGTAAACGAGTGCAACAGGTGTGTCTGAAGGTATGAATAACTAAGTCCTTACCAAACCCACAAGCATCTCTCATCTCCCAGAAATTCCTGTAGAAACGCTTCTCAGCTATGTGTCCGAATACTCTCCTATCATTACCGTTAACACGTAGCCTGAGACCCATTAGAATAGTTCTGACACGCGCTGACATTTTGATAGATCGTGGGTAGTTTGTTTTAGTTTGCCAGATTGATATGCGACCTGTCTTAAAATCTATATCGTTAAAGGTTAACCTGAGACCTTCGGATTTTCTCATGCCTGTATCTAAAAAGAATACAACTAAATCTGCATCATCTTCTCGACCAGTAGTATTATACCAATCGAGAATTTTTAGTTCTTCTTCTGCAGTCACAAATCTAATGCGTCCTTTAGTTAACTTGCGGCTTTCCATTCTAACAGGTGTCGTTGATAGGTGGCCTCTCTTGTGAGCAAACAACTGCATTTGATAAACTAATGTGCCTAGATAGTTTGTACAACTAGCTGAGTATTTCTTCTTAGTGGTTAGAAAATCAAAGAAAGAAGAAACGTTAGCTTCTGTTAGCATATCCAATGATGTAGTTTTACCAAAGTAATTCATTATCATTTTGCCATACCAATTAAATTTCTTTGGGTTGCCTGTAGAATTAGGGGCAATCTCAACTCGATATCTAATATAATTATCCCAAGCTGTTGAGACATTCCAAGTAGAATAATTAACTATATGTCCTGTTAATAATCCTCGCTTAAATCTCTCTAAAACTGAGATAGCTTCGACTAAATTTTTACAGGTTGCAGTCTGTCTTGTACCCTCAACCATAACTGAAACGCGGTATTTTCTACCGCGCTGTATGATTCCTTTGGGTATGGCTTGATTATTTTCCATAGATTTTACTCTCCATTCTCATAGCCAACTCAAGTCCTTTAGGTGTTAAAGTAACTATTCGCTGACGTTCATCTTCTGGCGAAGTCTTTAATTCTAATATACCTAAACCTTCTTCTTTTAGGTATGACCTATGAGCCATTGATCTAATTGTTCTGTTTAAACTAGATTGAGTTATATTTAAAATAGCTACTAAGTCTCTTGTTTCAATTATCTCATCGCGGTGGGCGGCAACATATAGAAAAACTCGTGCGTGATTTACTGTACATTTGTAATATAAATCAGCCATTATGTTTAAAGCTTCAACGACATTATTTAATTGTTTCATTTTTCTTTCTCTTCTAAATGCCAATCACACTGGATTGCATTTTAAACTTATCCAATATTTCGGTAGAGCATAGTTATTATTAGTCCACCAGTTCATCATTCTAATTAGGTTCATTTTAGGTGGTCCAGTGAAGGGGTTACACCATGAAGACACTGGCCTTGAGTGTCCGCCGTGGTCGATGCTTTTATTCCTATTTTTCATGTTTTTTCTCTAGTCCTTTTTTCTTATATATCAAGTCGATTATTATTATAATATTAAAGGCACGTAGTTCAATAGATTTACCATACCAAGTATTTTGGGTTATGCAATATCTTTTTGATACTCGTTTGTTACCATTTGTGGTTAGTCCACAGTCAAATTCTAGTCTCATTGTAATTCATTATTCCTATTCAATTAACATTTACTGCTCTCAATCCCTATGGATATGAAATGGTTAGTAGGATGTTAAGGTTTCTATACGTTTACGCATTTATTTTCAACCTAAACTTTTAATCCTAAAATGGTGGCTCTTCTCCTTTGTATTCTGGCTTCCACATTGGGATATGTTTTTGATCTGTCCTTACTACTTTTGTTTGGTCTTCCTGTTTTCCAAACATCTGTAGTAAGAACACTGACAAGACGTGACTAAACATTAGCTAATAGTTTTCTCTAGCTCATGAGTTACAGCGTCATAATATCCCTGAGTAAAATAGCTGTCAGCAGGGTCAAAGCGAAAACTTTCGTAAGCTTCTTTCAATGAGAAATCTGGTTTACTAATTAACTCATAGACAGCTTCAACTCCTTGAGCATATTCTTTAAAGCTGTCAGTGCTGTCGATTGTAGTTGTTGATAATAAAATTTCGCTATTCATCATTTTAAATTTACCTTTCAATTCATGCTTGATTGCATGGGCAAACTCACTGATTGACAGTGAGCTAACCGAAACAATCAGCTACCTAAAAAGACGTTGAGATTTCCTGTTGGTTTGTTTTCGTATCGCTGGACTTCAATTACTTCGATAAATCTATGCCATAGGTCATTAAGATAAAGATGCTTTGCCACAGCTTTCTTGAGTTCTTGTTTGTTAATTCTACCGTCTTTAATTGTTACAGCGGCGGCGTAAAAACATTCTGAATTAAACCAAACACCATAAACACCATCAGCGGCGCGTTCGATATTCTTGTCGCTACCGTCAGCGAGGTTTGTGTCGATATCCCAAACAATACTATCTGTTGTGAATTCTTCAAAAGTAACTTCTTGCATTTTAATTTTTCCTTTTTTAAATCGCGCTGAATTGCACGGGCAAACCCACCGTCTCCGATGGGTTAACCGATGCATTCCTAGGCGGCGGCCTCTGTTAAATATGTGCAAGCTTTTTGAGATAAAGCGGCGGCTTTGGTGATTGCTTTGGGGTCTGATTTAAGACACTTAATCCAGCTATTAAGATACTTTGCATGGTCAGCGCGTGGCTCGCTATCAACCTTGAGTGTATTGGATAACATCGCGCTACCTAACTCAGCGACCAGCTCTTCAAATGCATAATCTTTATCACCAAACTTGCCATATGATTTAAAGCGATCATGGCGTGAACTGTGGCCTGTCCAGTGGATTAACTCATGAAGTGCAGTTCCATAAAATCCAGATGCGTTTTTGAACTGGTGACGCTCTGGCAAAACAACAATATCTTGAGCTGGTGAATAGAATGCTTGATTTTGTGGTTTGTATTCAATCTTGGCTGGTAACTTAGCAATAAATTGATCAGCGGTTTTGATATCATTCCAATCTTGAACGCCATCTAATTCGCTGTCAGTTTCTTCAAGCCACGAACCGTCCCAGCCAGTAACTTGATCAGCGTTAAAAACTACATAAGTTTTAGGGAATGGAATTGATTTTTCTTCACCAGTAACTTTATCTTTAATTTTTAAAGTTGTGTAGAATAGAACATGAGTTCCTTTAGAACCTTTATTTACTGTAGCACCTAAAGATTTCCATTGTTTAAAAGTGGCAAATACTGGTGATTTATAGCCAGACATTGCTGTAATAAATCCAAGGTTTAAAAAGTTGATGCCAGTATATTCACGTTTCTTGGCACTGATAGGATTACCAACAGCCCTAGCACTATCACGCCAAGGTTTAGACCAATCTGTACCGTGTTGTTCCATTAATGAAATTACTTTGTTTGTGATTTCTTGCATTGTGTCGATTGCTTTTGTCATTTTATTATTTCCCTAGTTAGTATGATTTAATGGTTAGATTTAATTAATGTTCGTTTATTAAGATGATAGCGGCGCAAATAATTGCCATAACACCACCAGCAACACCTAAAGCACCAGCGGCAATGCATAATACTGTAGTTGCACCCATCATAATAAGTAATATGATTGTGAAGATTGTTTTTGTCATATCGTTTAACATTTTAAGATTTCCTTTGTTTGGTTAGTTGGTTAATTCTACAATCAGCACCAGTTGTTGATGCTGATGTTAAAACTAACTACAGATTGAATATTAAGTTATGTAGATCAGCATTTTTATTATTATCAATTTCAAAAGCTTCATTTCTGTAGCTGTGGATTTTCTTATGTTTGAAAACGATAACTTCAATAACTGTTAGGCCTTTTCCAAAACCATTAAGATAATTAAAGTAACGCTGTTTTAATGTTTTCAAGCTTGTACATTTATTTAAGCTTGTTGATTTTTTGCCAGTGTTGAATGTGACTTGGTAAGTATACATGATTAAAAATTCCTTATATTAAATTAACATTAATAGATTAATACGCGATAACGATTAGATTGTAAACAGTTAATTTACACCAATTATTAATTAATTAAAAAACAATAGAGACACGACGGTAAAAAAGCCCTCTAAAAGGGCTGTAATATCTTATGGTGTCTTTAGTTATATAATAGTCTTATGGTTGCCTGTTGACCTTGGTTGTGGTTGTGGTTGGATTTCTGTTGGTTTCTGTTGGTTGTCTGTAGAATTTCAAAACAGTAGAGAAAGCAAAAACAGGCAAAGCTTTTCAATTCTTGGCGTGGCCTTTTGAAACCTAGTAAAAAAGAGGTGGTAACAATCTAGATAACTGTTGCCATCCCCCACCTATATTGAATGAATTGGTGGTGTGGTGTAAATAATGGTGCAAACCATCGCGCACCCACAATAATTAGAGTGTCAATCGGGCAGGGGGATTTTTGCGTTCGGTGATTTACGTATACCACTTCAGATTTTTCTACCGAAATTATTTAGGATACCCAGAGTAAACCTTATGTCTGATCTCGTATCTATTGATACCCATGTCAGATAGCTCTCTATCAGTACATTCATTTAGTTCTTTTATAGCTTTCATAGCATTCCTATGGAACTTGTTACGGGAATACAGCTTTACCATCATATCTATTATCATATTCTTCATAGTCTTTATACTTTAATGAGAGGATTACCTACGACGACTAACCCGTAGTAACCTATTATCTCTGGTCTTTAGATATCCTATAGATACCTATAGATATCCTATAGTATCCTATAGGGGTATACAGGGGGGTTAGCTCTATAGTGCAACTTAATCACTTAGAGCAAACCCGAAGTGTTACCACTTCATACCTTTACCTGTACCGTCTGCTATATGTCCTGTAATAACTGCCAGACCCATTGAGGCTGACTGTAGAACCTTATCGACTTCGTTACGTAATACTTCTTCTCTTCTAGCACCAATGCGTTGTTCTGCATCTTGTGCCATAGCATCCACCCAGTATTGTACAGCCATTGCTAAACTATCTAAGCGGTCATCGTTAGATAACGCTCCACGTTCTGCAGTTAACCGTGTCATCTGATACATAAGCTGGTATCTCAGAGATGACTCAGGTGGGAGATGTTGTGTACTCTCGTAATCCTGTTTGATAAGCTTTTTGTCTACCACTAGCTTATGTTGGTTCATCACAGGTTCAAGAACGTCTATAATACGTTTCTCTTTCTGTGTATTATGTCTAACTTCAGACAATGTAACAGGATGTATCTTAGTTAGGATGGGTGTCATCAACTGATTAAACATACCATCACCAAAGTTACTCTCAACGATTATCTCGTTAACCTGTTCTTCTTTAGCAATCATAGCAAGTTTCTGCAGGGCTTCTTCAGAATACCCACCGTCTACTCCACCACATCTGCGGACATATAGGAAACCATTAAGCATCTTAACGACAGCATAACCTGTTTCATCCTTACCTCTACCAGAAGGGTCAATAGACATAACTGAACCGCTATATTCTTCGAATTGTTCTGATATGTGCATAGGCTTGTGATAGTAGTCTCCATTGAAGGCTACATTGGGTAATTCTTGTACGACATACTGCTCACCAGAAGCCCATACAACCTTGTCTGGAGCTTCGCTGGTGGGTATGTCCATGACAACCAAGTCAGAGACCTTCAGGGGGTATCTTTCGGCGTCTGAGAGTCTTGTATCTAGCATGAACTGTAGAGCAAATCCTGACCGTCCGTAGGATGCCTCTCGTTCTGCTAAATCATAGTCAGTGAAACGCTGGGGGTCTGTAGATTTTCCTAGTAGTTCTGCATCATCTGCAATCTCTTTTTTAATCTTAGGAGCTAGTTTGTTACCTAGAGAAACCAACTGGTCTTCATTAGGATATCTAGCAGGCCATATTCTTACACTATAACCACGATCAGGTAGTTTGTTATATAAGCTTTCTTGGTTCTGTGGTGTACCAAGATATATGATGCGTCCATTAGGTTTTAAGATAGCGTCAAATTCTTTCACAGCTTCAGAGAGTTTATCTCTCATGCCCTGTGTGGCTGAGTTGTTAGGTACTTCGATATCATCTGCAATCAATACGTCTGCGCGTGACCCTGCAAGCTGTCCTGTAACACCTACAGATTTTACTGATGGTGCGTGTGAAGCCGCCGCTAGGCCAACATCGAAGCTAATCTTAGACTGTCTTTGATCTGTCCTTGGTATAAGATGCTGTAATATTGGCATCTCGTTTATTAATCTAAGAGTAAATGTTGTGAAATCATCAGCACGGTTTTTAGATGCTGATACAACTAAGATATTAAGTTGAGGGTTCATATACAACAACCACACAACGTAGGCTGAAGTAATCCATGATTTCCCTACGCCCCTAAAGGCTTCTACAATGATACGCTTATCGCCATGTTGTATGTGTTTAGCTATATCATATTGAACTGGGGTAGGGTCGGGAAGGTTGAGGTGTTGCCAACAAACAAACAAGAATTTCCTAAAGTCACTTAAAGGGTCTTGTTTTACAGGAACACCCAACGAGGTTGTGGATGTAAACATATATTAATTAGGTCGCATTTCTGATAAATCTGCATCTTCATCGTTAAAGTCTGGTAGTGTCTTAACTAGGTCTGCTAGTGGGCTACCGTCCGCTGGAAGTGCATCTATATGGTTATCTTTTAGGAACTGACGGGCAACGTTAAGGTCTGCTGATTTTGCATCAGGGTCTTGTATACGTGCTAGTAAGTTCTCTGCTAAAGTTTTGTGTAGTAGTTCTAAGAGTTGTTTCTCAGTCACTTGGACACTCCTTTATATTTCTCAAAGCTTCTCATGCCACCAAGTCCTAGTAAGGCCATGACAAGGCTCATAAGTTGTTCGCTTTGTAGATGTGGTAGTTCTGCAGGTAATTCTGCATATGCGTTTATTAGGCTTGCGAATGGTAAGATTAAAAATTCATAAGCTAGGCCACACGCCGCTATCCAGCCGATAGCTGGTCGCCAACCAGCGACAAACACTGAACGATGTTTTGCACCCTCAATATTTGCCGCCGCTTGGAGAATGTGAGGCTGTTGCATCAAAGTCATTAACTTTAACTTGGCGGCCTCACGCTCTTCATCACTTGTAAATAATTCATCTAAACCAGAAGCAAGACCTTCGACGATACCGCCGAGAGGGTCTAGTTTCATGTTAGTTATTCCTATCTGCCATCTTCTCGACAGCATTACGAATTGCTTTAATGTTCTCGTCAATCCTAGCTGTTGCTATTGCTTGACTGTGGACGTTATCTTCTACTTCGCCTAGTCTCATAGTTACTGAGCTAATTGATTGTGTATTGCGGTCTATGTCGGACATCATCATCGATACCGTCCATACAATCGCCGCCGCTTGTGTAATAAGCCCTAATAGAAGTGTTGCTGGTACACTCTTTGATAAGTGCCAACCTTCTTGCGTCATTACTTATCTCCTTGATTTATTCAGCCGCCACCTCTTCGGTGGGTGCATCCATTTCTGTTTTTAGCATGGTTACAAATGCTTCCTTGCCTACCTTGAGTTGGTCTAGGTTAAACTCAGCAGAAGCAATCTTCTGACTTAAACTGTGAAGGTGGTTTATGATTACCTTCTGGTTGTCAGTTAGTTGGTCTTCAGTGTATTCTTTATTATCAATCGTAATAACCTTTTTATCTTCAGCCATTTTGATCTCCTTTATTTAAGTTAAAATTACCAAGGCATCCCAGTTGTGGATGTTGGGTTTGCAAGTTCAGCTATCTTAGCATCATTTGCCGCTTCAGTATCAGCTTTGTTTACTTGTTCGTGTACCCATTCTAATACTTTTGTTTCTGTTAAATCAGCGTAAGGAATAAAGTCAGAGTCCGATGGATTAGGCGTGTGACTTGTAGTTCCATATGCTGATACAGTGTTTGTTTCATCTGTGCTTTCGCAACGCCAGTGTGCTATTGTTACTCCATCATTAGATGTGTTTCGCTCTAGGTCAGCGATAGACCATATGTGTGTGTTTGGCATTTTTTTATCCTTATGCTGGTTTGTTTGGCCATATTACATCGTGAGGAAATCCTACTTGATCTGTAATATTTAATAATGCTTCTCTATAATCTGCCCACGCTTCTCTATCTGCGGATGTAAGTGCCGCCCAACGTAAAGCGTTACCAGCTATAGGGTCTACTTCCATTACTAATTTTTGGTTACGTTGCTCCCTAAGACCTGCCGCTAGTTCTGCATCTAGTTCTTCTTGAGTAGGTGCTACATAAGCCTCGAAATCTGAGCCTATAAGTTCAAGCAATACGCTGTTGTCTACAGTCATATCTGTATCATCAGGGCTTAGTGTGTAAGGTATCCAATCATATTCTGGATGGTTAATCTCTACATTAAATGCCGTATTTTCTGTGTTAAGCGATTGTGCGTTACGCACTTCTGTTATTGTTATTGTTGGCATAAACGCCTCCTATTGTTAAGATATTCTGACCCAAAGTGTTGGCGATTTTACACCAAACTGCGCACCTGTAGCCGTACCGCCCATGTTTCTCCATGTACCTGAAAGACCACAACTTGTTGAACCATTAAAATCTGTAGCTAATGGTCGTTGGTGATAAAAGCTATAGTAATCTGTTACAAGCGTATTACCTGCCGCAGTAGCTCCAGCCGCTATAGCTGTGCTGTTACTATTAGACGTAGCACCTACAGTATAAGTACCAACATCGCCACGGGTTGTACTACCGCCAACACCTGTTAGGTTAGAGCCATCGCCGTATAGACTTCCTGAGAAGTAGCCATTCTTAAATCTAGCACCATTTGTACCCAAACTTATAGAGTCATTTCTACCATCACCACCACTATGCACAGGTATAATTGAGTCAGATGAATCTAAGAACCTAATGTTAGTATCATGTACGCCAATACATAATTGGTCGGCTTTCTTAAAAATAACACCTGATAGTGTACCACCATCACGAAACTCAATAAGTTTTCCAGTACCATTATGGTCAATAGTCAACGCACTAAATGGAGCAACGCTGTCTGTTACATTTATATAAGCAAGCCCTGTTGATATAGCATCATTACGTGGGCTTGTAATTTGTAAACCAACTTCACCTGCCGCCATACCTCCAATGTCTAATCTAGCAGTTGGGGTGCTATCTCCAATACCAACTTTGCCTGATGAGTCTATGCGCATACGTTCTGTAGCACCGCCTGTATCGAAAATTAAAGTTCCACTGCTTCGTACTCGACCTGCACCTGTTGCCAATAAACTGAGGGTTGCATTAGACGAGGCAGAATTTTCTATTACTATTCCAGTATCGGCAGACTTTTGTAGGTGTAATTGGTTGCTAGGAGAACTCGCCCCAATACCAACATTGCCTGACGAGTCAATGCGCATACGTTCTGTGTTGTTAGTGCCTAGTATTAAGTGGCTGTTTGACCTGTTAAACATCCCAACGCCAGTGCCTGAGTAAAGTTCCATCGTGTCTGCTGAGGTTGCGTCTAACCAGATACGTGCATCGGAATTGTCTGCAACGTGCAAATCAGCAATAGCGTTAGGTGAACTCGTCCCAATACCAACATTACCTGATGCGTCTATGCGCACGGCTTCTGTGCCGTTAGGTCTAAACACAATAGGATTGTTGTCTGTGTGTAACAACAAGTCATTAGCTGCATAACTGCCAGATATAGAAGCCCCATCACCAACGTAAACTTCTGTGTTATAACGGGTAAAACCACTGAGGTAGAGGTCTTTCCAACGTACATTTGATGCACCTAAATTTACATTCGCATCGTTAAAAGCACCAGAGTTTGTCGCTGGGAGTAGAGCATCGGTAATTTTAATACCTTTACCAGATGTGCCGTGAGAACCAATATAAGGGTATGAGCCATTAGCACCAATACTACCTACAGTTGAGCCGTCTTTGCGGAACTTAGCTATGTCACCATCATTAGTGTTTCGACCAAAGATTGCGCTTTCAGCACTAGCCTTCACCGCAGTAAATAATCCATCAGCACGGGCTTGGATACCAACAGTCGTAGTGTTTTCAACAGTCTTACCCACCAACAAGTTACCTGACGAATCTATTCTCATTTTTTCCTGACCGCCATCAACACCAAACGTAAGTGGGTGTGTACCGATACTCATCATAGAGACGGTGTTTGAGCCAGTTGTGCCGAAGTATCCGTTTGCAGTTCCGTTTGTAATTTGTAGGTAATTTGCACCAGTTGTGTTTTCTATCTTTGTGGTAACAGAATTGTTAGCACCAGTAACGTCAATGCCTGTTGATGTTGTGGCTAGTTTGGTTGCGCTCTGATATTTAAAACGGATGTCACCACTAGAATTAGTTTGCAAGTAATTATAATTGCTATTATTTATATAAAATTGGTCTGCCTTAATATATAATGACCCTTCTCCACTACCTGTTACATCATCAATATAACTATGTGACCCATCATGGTAAATCTGTAGGTCAGACCCAGCACCGAATATGGCTTTGTCGTTGTCACCAAATGACAAGTCGCCTGACATTGTACTGCCAGTCTGTAACACAGCACCACTTAACGAAGCATAAGCCGCTACCCAAGTAGAACCCTCGTAAACTTTCATAGTGTCGTCTGTGCTGTTAAAGTAGAGGCTACCAGCAACCAGTGCGTTTCCGTCATTGTCTACTGATGGATTGCTAGACTTTACACCTAAGTATCTATCGTCAAAGTTATCTAAAGCCGCTAAAGCCGCATCCTTAGAAGCTGATGCCGCTGTTGCAGAGTTAGCCGCCGCTGTTGCAGAGTTAGCTGAATTTGTTTCTGCGCCCGTTATTGAGGCCGCACTTGCCGCCGCCGCTGTTGCTGAGTTTGCACTTGCAGTAGCTGAGTTTGCAGAAGATGTAGCTGAAGCCGCCGCTTCGTTTGCTTTTGTTGTAGCAGTTGCGGATGAATTAGCAGAAGCTGTAGCACTTGAAGCACTATTTGTTTCTGAAGTTGCCGCATTGGTTGCTGAAGATGCCGCCGCATTCTTTGAGCTTAACGCATTTGTTTCTGAGTTTGAGGCCGCAACTTGTGAAGCACTCGCTTCATTGGCTTTAGTTGTCGCTGTAGTAGCTGAGTTCGCACTATTTGTTGCACTTACTGCGCTATTATTGGCTGATACAACAGCTTCAGCGGCTTTAGTTGTCGCTACGGTTTGACTAGAGTTAGCTGATGAAGCACTTGATGCACTTGCCGTTGCACTATTTGATGATGATGTAGCACTATTAGCGGCATTAGTTTCTGAAGTAGAACTTGCGCTTTCAGATGCAGATGCGGCATTTTTAGACGCTAAAGCTTCTGCGGCACTTGTAGAACTTTCACCAGCTTTTGTAGTTGAAATAGTTGCTTGAGCTGATGCTGTTGATGCAGAAGCAGACGCTTCATTAGCTTTAGTTGTAGCTGTAGCGGCGTTATCATCTGCAGTTAATACTTCAGCCATGTTTGCCGCGACTGAGTTAACATTAGTTGTATTACCTGCAACTATATTTACGTTACCTGCAATCTCTGCAACTGTATCAATATTATCTATATTAGCGTTGATTGTAGCAATAGCACTATCAGCTCTATCTCTACTTTCTTCAGCTATTAGTCTGTTTTGTTGGTGTGCTAAATCCAGATCAGCCTCAAATAATGTTGAGCCATCTGCAAAATCCACTAACGGATTTAAAGGTGTAGCACGACTAATAATAACTTTAGCACCTGACGCTGGTGTTGCGGCTATATTAATTGTCGTTGAGTTTAAAAATGTAAAAGTTGGAGCTGTCCCATTTACGGTAACAACTACGTCTGCTTGATTTATGTATGTGAACGGTATTTGAAACTGGTTCGTCGCACCGTCAGCGACATAGTTTACAATGG